CATCTTGACAGCAGGATACGTAGGAATGAATGGTTGTTGTATACTATATTGATGTTCTTGATTGGTATCAGTTGGAAGGTTATGTGGACTTAGGATACCACTGCCTTTTACACCATCCACACGTCGCTCTCCATTTTTTCCAACGTATAGCAGTATAAATTTTAGGTGCAGAACATTCTTCAGATGGATGTTCACAAGTCCTATTTCCTGTTGGTGGTTTCTCTAACAAAAAACCACACGTGTGATTTTCACCATTACAGGCCGCAGTTCCAGGCAACCTTCCCCTGCCTTTCTTGCGGGTATTTTTTGCTCTTATGTGTGTGTCATTTTTTTGACATTTCCAGATTCCGTATTGCTTGACTTTTTCATTAAAATATATCATCAATCTCTAGGCCTTTTTTGTCTATGGAGTTTGTCACAGTCCCAGTTCCTATGATTCCTACACTTTTTTGTTTTTTGCTCAAACAATCACCACCTTTCAATGCTATGATTATTTTTTGTGTTTGATATACAACGACACAAATAAAACTGCCGTCATCCTCTTTTCCTAACACCACGCTAAGGCATTTTATATGCTTGCCTTGCTTGCCGTTGCCGCTTTTTTTGCCATTTGCATCCTTATCTTCAATTACGCTGTAACACTTGCTGGCCCTAGGAGATGCGTTTAAACCCGTCAAATCCGCGTGTATACTGCGAACAATATCATAATGGGCACTATGGTTCCAGATATCTGAATCCAGGCCTCTTTTGATGTGTCTGAACGGGCAATTCAATCCAGCATTTGCCTTTCCAATCTTGCCGTTCTTGCATATGGATAGACTGATTTTGAGATTTTGTTTTTTGAGATCCTTGCTGTTATCAAAAAGTTCTGCCTTGATGAATTTGACGTTGTCTGGCAAGAGATCCGCACGCAGATTGATATTACTACCACCTTCTAACTCCTTGACTTCTTTTGTGTCAAAAGAAGAGAACGAAGTGTTTGAATTAACTTGAGTTCTACTCAACTTAATATTGTTTTTATTAGTAGTTAATAAGTTATTATTGTCATTATTGTAATTATTGTTGTTAATGTCTGTGCGGTCTAAAGTTGTTGTATTTTTAATCATATGTTCGTTTCCTTTTCTGTTATGTTTGATTATGTAAATATTTACCGTGAACCAAAAAAACCACCCCCAAAATTGGTTAGTAATAAATAATACGTATACAAGGAGCACAAAAATATGGCAATAATAAACAAAAAAGAATTCACATTACTATTAAGATTGCGTCAGATAGAAAAATATCTAGAAGACAAGATCAAATATTTTGGTAAGAATTCACAAGATTTTAAATTACTCATTGTGGTAAAGAACACTATACAGTTGTTGAAAGAGTTGGATGACAATGCAACTGGAGTTGTTATACCTGCAGAAGATTTTGAGGATTTAAAAGATGAAGATTTAATCAACATTAATTTTATAGAACATTTTTTACAGGGGAGATTTAAAGACGATGATCATAGCAATTGGTAGCATAAAAGAATTTGAAAGCAAACACGGAGGCACCGTGTTTAGATTAGACGGGCATTACGTAAACGAATTCAACAGTTTGACCAGATGTTACACATTCATAGATCCCAAAAACGATAATTTTCAATATTGGGGTGATGTCCTGCACACAATCGCACAAAACAAAGGAAATTTTGTAGAACTTGACAACTGCAAAATGAAAGATTTAAGCAAAGGATTGATAAGTGCTGACAGTAAACCACGTCTAGGTAACGTGTATCCTAAACCAGTTCAACCAAAAGAATCAGAAAAACTAGGGAGACCTGATCTTTTTGAGTAAATAGTTTTGTGGTTAGGACATTATTGCAGTTTCCTTGCAAAGATATACGGCATATACTTAATTACTAATCACAAAATGTGGCAGATTACGTTCTGTTAACTACTGACATATTAACACTCCCAGTAGTCTGCCACAAAATAAAAGAAACAGAAACATAAAACAAAGGAAATAAACAAATGAAAACATCAGAAACATTAACACAACAAGACTATCAAGTATTAGCGGCTGTAATTGATTCAGCGACTGCCAAAGGATTATTCCGCGGTGGGGATCTAATGACCATTGGAACTTTATACAAAAAAGTATTGAGTCATTTACCTGCACCAACAACTCCAGAAATAAACAATGACAAAAAATAGAGTTGAACAAGAATGGTTGTTGGTAGTAAAAGATTTTGCTACCAACTATTGGGACAAAGAATTTGACGAAGCCAGACAATTATTTGATATGCCTTATCCAGATTTGACAGACAAAGATTATATCAAAAAAACAACATTTTTAGACAATGCAAAACGTAATAAACTAATGATGTTGAAGTATTTGGCACAAAGCGTATCAGGAGCAATTCATCCAACAGGTGTAAACTCAACGGAAGAAAAACAACAAGCCGCAAAACTGTTGAATCTAGCAGAAAAAAGGTTATCTAAAAACAAAGATGAGTAATGAAAAAAATATCTTTCAAAGTATTTTTAGACACATTGAATATTGTGGCAGGAAACTCCACACCTGATGTCCATATAGAAATAGCAGATTGGTTGGAAGAAACAGATGCAGAACCAAGACGTATCTGCCAAGCATTCAGGCATCTAGGTAAATCGTATATTCTTGCCGCTTTCATCTGTTGGAAGTTATTGAATAATCCAAACTGGACTTGTCTATTGATATCAGCAAAACGTAATCTAGCATTGAGAAACAGTCAATACATTCGTAATATGATTGAAACACATCCATTATTGCAACACTTGAAAAGCGACCTGTATCAATGGAAAGCAGAAACTTTTACTGTAGAAAGAGATTTCATGCAACTTAACCCCTCTGTTGCTGTTGCAAGTTTAGGAAGCAGTTTTACAGGATTTCATAGTGATTGCGTCCTAGGAGATGATATTGAAACTTCAGACAACGTTATCAGTGAAGATATGCGTGAAAGAAACAAAGAACGTGTTGCAGAATTTGGTAAACTGGCAAATCAAATATTGTTGTTTGGCACACCTCACCACGAGTCATCAATATACGTGCATCTAGAAGACTTAGGATACATTACAAAAAAAATACCTGCTGTTAGAAAACGTATGATTACACAAGAAGATTCTACACAAACAGAAGAAGACTATCTTGCTTGGCCAGATCATCCAGAAGGTATGTTTACATTTGATTGGTTAGAAAGACAAAGATTAGAAACAACAGAAGGAGATTTCAATTCACAATATATGTTGATACCACAGACAACTTATCAACCACTTGTAGAATTAGAAAAAATAAAATACTACAATCACGAATTGGAATGGCAACAAATTGCACAACCATTTGGCAACTACATATCAGCCTGCAGATTAGGTCCACACAATGTCACAAGGATTTGTGCCGCCTGGGACAGTGCCACAGGTTTGAGGGGAAGAGATAATTCTGTATTATCTATTTGTGCCAGAGACAATGATGGTAACACATTTGTTCATGACGTGAAAATATTATCAGCAGTTGACAAAGAAACAAAAGATTTTACAAATCAATGCAGAGAAATTATTACTGCTTGTGCATATCATAAAATCAGTCACGTGTATGTTGAGGAAAACTTTTCTGCAACGTTGGCAAATGAATTAAGACGTGTGGCAAGAGATATGAAAGTTATGGTGCAAGTTGTTGCTAAATTTAGAAACAAAAATAAAATGGTATTCATTGCACAAACAATGGAACCAATAATAAAAGTTGGTAGATTATTTGTTCACGAAAGAGTAAGAGATAAAACACCGTTTATGGATGAATTACAAGCATTTCCAAGAAACAAATATGATGACTGTATTGATGCCACAAGTGAAGCAATTAATAATCTTCCTGATTTGGCCGTAGATGTTTCCAAAGTTGCCAAGGTATTCAACCCTTTGCAACAGTCAGGAACCAGTTTTAATATCAACTGATGCCATAAATAATTGGACGGTTAAAGTTATTTATATATAATAACACACACACGAAAAGGAGACGGTGTTACACGCACGAAAAGGAAAAAATTATGAAGATATATTCAAAATTAGTTTGGGATAAAGATTTTAATATCATAGAAGAACTTTCATCAGAATACAAAGGGCCAGTGGCACAGATGATGTGTATTTCACCACCACCACCGCCACCACCACCGCCACCACCACCACCACCACCAGCACCATCACCAA